CAAAGAAATCAGTGAAATTGTTTCTAAGAAATGTTCTTTGGCCTCTTAATCCTGTCCACAAACCTTGAGCAATGTTTTTACCTATGCCAGCAAATACCTTAGATGGAGATTTAATACCAAGTGCTTTTTTTGCAAAGTCTACAACGCCACCGAATAAACCTGTAACTTTGTCTTTAAGCCAGCCAACCATGTTCTTCATACCGTTCCAAAGGCCCTCAACGATATCTTTACCAACTTCAAGCATCTTGCTTGGAATTAAGAAGTAAGCCTTAATAATTTCGCCAACAAATCCAACAACTTTGTCTTTAAACTCCATAACCTTATTCCAGGCTTTTGGAACTACATCTTTAATTGTTTCCCAGACTTTATCTACTGCTGCTGTAACTTTATCCCAATTCTGTACAAGCAATACGATTGCTGCAATAACTAAACCAATACCCAAACCTGCAAGTGCAACTCTAAGTAAATTAGTTGCTATTGTTGTTGCTCCAATTGCTCCAGTTGTAGTGCCAGACACTAAGCCAAGAGTAACCATTGCTGTCTTGGCAGATGCAAGAAATGTAAGAAGAGGACCACCAATTGCTACAAGTCCTGTAATGCCAAGAATTACATTTTGTATTGGTGTTGGCAACGCACCAAACTTTTCAATAACAGTTGTTAATACATTTACAAATTTTTCAACAATTGGCAAAACCTTACTACCAACTTCTTCTTTAAGATTTGCTAATGCTGTGTCAAACTTTTGTGTTGCAGTAACATTTTTTTCTGCAGCATCTCCATATTTCTTTTGTGCTGCATCAATAACTAGAGAAAGGGCTTCTTGATTCTTTCCAGCCTTTGATAATGCTTCTGCTTGTTCATATATTGCACTTGTTAGACCTGGAACAATCTTTTCTAGGTCTGCCGCTTTTAATTCACCATCAGCAAGCGCCTTGGCAAGTTTACCAGTTACTGTTTCTGCAGAAAGGGCACCAGCAGTAAATGCTTCAACATCAAATGCAAGATTAACTAATTCTGCAGATAAAGCCTTTGAATCAGCAGGTAGACGAGCACCTAACTGTGTAGATAATTTAATAATTTCATCATTGTCAACAGCCATTGCCTTGCCAAATTTTTCAGCATCTTCTGTAATTTTTGCAAGTGCTGCAGAGCCTTCACCAAATGTTGTTGTGGCTTCTCGCATTGTTTGCTGGGCTTCTTTAGCCTCATCAATGCCTTGTTTAAGAAATGTAACACCTTGTTTTAATACAAACGCAGATGCGGCTGCACCAGCAGCGGCAGCAGCACCTTTAAGTTTGGAAGACATGCCGTCAATCTGACTATTGGCATCATTAATCCCAGAAGTAAGTTTTTTGGTCTCCGCAACAATATCAATTGTTATCTGGTTAGCCATTCTTCTTCCTCCTGTTAAGTGCACTTACAATTGCACTATAGTCTTCCAGCGTCATGTCCCAAAACTGATCTGGCGTATATCCTGTTTCAACACAGAACTGCGCCATTATGCTTAGGCTGGATTCACTTCTTTTGGGACTGTGAATTCAACTCCAGCAAGGTCAGTCAACTCTTGGATTGACATGTTCTCTGCATCCTCTATTGTAAGGGATGGGTTGTTTCGCTTTGCCATCATGTATTGCATAGCGAATGCTAATTTGGCTTTGGACTTGCCCTCAGTCCATTCATCCATAGGTAAATCTAAATATTCTTCAACCTCTGCAAGTTCTTTCCACTTGAGGTTTTTCATTAAGTCTTGTTCCATTTTTACTGCCTCCTGTTAGTCTAAGTTGTATTTCTTTATTGCTTTTTGGATACTTTCATTGTACTTTTCAATGATGTAGCCCATGTTATTGTGTACTGCTGGTCTTAAATAAGGTTGTGCATTTATATTCTTTTCAGGCCATCCATATTCTTGAACACCTGCATAAGGTACTGCTGCACTACCTGCTAAGATTTGTGCTTTTTCTGCTGAAGGATTACCTTTAACAGAAGATGCTAAAGCACCAGTAAGTCTTGGTGCCATAGCAGAGGCTTTTTGAGATAAAGTTGAACTTAGTTCTTTATTAAGTTCTTCGTTTGACTCTAAATCTTTACCAAGTTTGTTAAGAGTGTCTATGACTTCCTTAACTCCAGTGATAGTTATTTCCTCTGCCATGGCGACTGCTTAGAATGAATTTACTCTTGTTGGCTTGCCGTCAAGAATAAATGTAATGTCGTAGACGAAATATTCGCCTGCTGCTCCACCAATGTCTGGGAGAGTTTCTGCATATCCACTCATTGTGAACCAAGGCTCTGCTGCTGTCGCAGTTGCATTGCCATGTGGTGCGTATGAAATGTTTACAGTCTGACCTGGGTTAGCCCAGAGGACTGAGTGCAGTGAGTTTGATGCTGTATCCTGGAATCCAGTTACAGTTAGGGTAAAATCTAAAGAGTCTTCGTAGTCTCCAAAACCAAGGGTGTTTACTGCAGATGAAATAACAGCATTGCTGAGATTACCTGAATATTCTGTTCCATTGACTTCAAAAACTATTGACTTTCCTTTAATTCTTGCCATGTTAGTTTCCTCCTTCAATATCAATTGATATGTTTATGTTTGTTGCTAAAAACCTAGCACCATTTACCTCTTGGATAAATGGCTTATCTACGGTTAATCTTGTTGCGGTGGTGTATTCCCAAATTGCTGGAATAAGAGTGTCAAGTGTGTCGTCAAGATTTTCTGTTTCTGTTTCATTAGTTGCATACGGAACAAGCACAAGAATTTTCCAATTAGATGCATAATCCGCATCATATTGATTCTCGTATACAGTAATGAACTCAGTATCAGGTTCCATAATCGCACAAAGTGGATTAGGTCTTTCTGGCACATACTTATAGACTTTAGAAATGCCGCCAAGAATGATGGCACTCTCAAGTTCTTCTCTAACTCCTGCTAAATTCATCCGAATCTCACCATGTATCTGTTAAGTAAAGGATACACACCAACGAGAGGGTCTCTTGCAGTATTTAACGGTGCTCCGTCATATGTTGCATATTGAGCCACTCCCATTGGTGCGTTACGACGATGGAATAGTTCTGAACCTACTTCAAGGTAGCAACGCTTCAACACACCAACAGGAACCTTGGCAGAAACAATATAGTTTGCTACCAAATCTTTTGCTGTGTCCCAGCATTCTTCAACATAGGCATCATCATTTGCAGATGCACCTACATATGCTTTCAAGTCTGTCCAGTCCATAATCTTACTCCTCTAAATTAATTAAGAAATTACGCAAAGTGCCTTTGGCTCTGGTACTGCGATACCTAGGTATCCGTATACAGAGAAGGAATTTGTTAGTGTGGTGATTTCTTCGTCGTTGAGACGGAAAGGTGCACCAGCAGACTCGTAATTTGTGAGTGCTGCAGAGTTACCTGCATAGAATGATAGGTTTGCAAGTGATGGGTCAACAACAACTGGAAGACCAAGGATATTTCCTGTTAGTCCTACTGGGTTGATTGAACCATAAGTGTTGCTTGTTGCGCCAACATTTGACAAGATTGGACGATCCAAGGTGTCAACTGTCTTTGCAATCAAACGGAATACATCTGAAGATACAAGGATGAATTCCAATGGAAGTCCTGTGTCTACATTTACCTTGGTTGCTGCTTCTGCAAGAGAATCAATGATTTCTGTTGCAGTCCATGCACCAAGTGCTGATGTGTTGAAGTTTGCTGCTTCGGAAATCAACTTTGCACGAACAGCAGCGTTTGTTTGAGCAGCATACTTAGCGACCATTGCACGGAATGCAGTGTCAACATAGTTGATGCTTGAACGCTCTACAACCTGACGAGACATATCAGTGTAACCACCGTAGGTCTTGATTGGAGCGGTTTGAGATGTAAGAGTCAACTTACCGTAAGCGAGTGCATCGCCTTCAGCAGCCTGCTCTGCAACTGCGAGAGTATTTGTATTTACCTTTGGATATTCAACATTCATACCATCAGCAGGTAGTGCACCTGTTGAGAATACGGAATATGTTGGACGGCCAGCGTTAAGAATACGAACTGTGTCAGACACCCAAGCATTCTTCATGATTGAATCTGCTGAGTCTGCACCAGTGAATGTACGGTGTAGTGCTACGGCATCTTCGTTGCCTGCTGCTACAGCCTTAACCCAAGAACCGAATGAACGGAACTGAGATGTTGGATCGGTTGGTGCTGCTGCTGATGTTGCGATTACATCTAGACGGCGCTCCAACTCCTCTGCGTGATTACGAACTTCGTTAATTGCTGAAGTGTAATCAGGTGTTTCTTTTTCCATGGATATTTCCTCCTGATTGGTTTCTTCTCTGACTGAAAGTACTTCAGCCTTATCGTAAGCAGGAAAAGCCACCAAAGATACTTCTTTGAGGTCAACCTTTTTACGGATTATTGTTTTTT